ATATCACGGGCATTGGCACGGAACAGGCGGGCGCGGGCTACGTTCGGATGCTCAACCGCATGTGGGCGGGCAAGCCTAACCTTGTGCGCGTCGAGGCGTGTTCAACGCTCTGGTATCTCGCGGGCGGCGGTTATGACCTGCGCAACAACGTGCTGGAATGGACCGACGACGGAACGGACCTGCTATGGACGGCGGGCGGCGTGGAACTGCTATGGGGCGACGGGGCGTATGCGCTGCAAGGTGAACCCGCAACCGATGGCCCTTGGCATAGCCTGACCGTCTCCGGCCTGCCTCCTTCGCGTATCGTGGCGCGGCCCTCTGAGGTGATCAGCGTGACGGACGGCGACACCAAGGAAAGCGCGTATGTCCTCACAGTTGCGCGGTCGGATGCGTCCGGCGTTGCGACGATCCGCACAGACAAGCCCGAGGCGTTCACCCTGACGGGGCTGGTCAGCATCGGGCAGCGCGAAAGCATTGTGTTTGAAGCGGCGGGCGTTCCCCGTTCGGTGCAGGGCGTGACGGGAACCTTTGGCTATCAGTGGGACTTCCAAGAGGTGTTCGAGGACGAATACAGCGACGGATGGACGGAGGTGAACCCATGGGGCTAACACGCGGGGCCACGGCGGGTCTGATCGACGACCTCAAAGGCCACTTTCACCCCGTGCTGCTGACCTATGCCGATTGGCCGGGCGAGGAAATCCGCCTGCACACGGGCGCGGGCAACCTGTCATGGGATGGGGAAACGTGGATGGGCGCGGGCAAGCTCGTGCAATTCACGGCACCGATGGAGCAAGGCGGGCTGGCAACGTCTGAGGCGACGGTGCGCGTCGCGGCAACCGTTGAGGATATGCTTGGCGAACGCGGCAAGATCATCCGCAACCGCGATTTAACCGTCTGGTTTGCGACCACGACCGAAGCGGGCGGCAACGTGCTGAAATCTGACCCCGTGGAACTGTTCACAGGCTACTTCGACAGCCGCACAGGGGCGCTGACACGCTCAGACGGCGGCTTAGCTCACGACATGGTGCTGGGGCTAGGCATTGGCCCCTCGGCGCGTTCCTCTGCGTCGATCACGCACAGCTACGAAGATCAGATCGCCAAATATCCCGGCGACACGGCGGGGCGGCACGTCCAGAACGCCAATAAGCTGCGGTTCAACCCTCAGCAGTGGCCCGAATAACAGAGCGGGCGGCTTTCAAGGCTGCCTTTGATAGCCTGCGCGATCCGTTCGCGTGGGGCCTTCGGCACGACTGTACGGCGGCTTGTGTGGCCTTCGAGGCATTGCACGGCGCTGACCCCCTTGAGGGGTGCGCAGACGACTACAGCACCGCCATAGGCGCGGCGCGGATACTCAAGCGGGCAGGCGGCTACCTCGCATGGTGCGAGACGACGTTCAACCTACCGCACACCACCACACCCAAGGCGGGCGACCTAGCCCTGATTGCAAGCGCTGACACGTTCGGCGCGGCCTTGGCTGTCTGCATTCAATCCGGCGAATACGCCGCGAAGACGGAGGCCGGAATGGCAATAGTGAAGGCCGATATTCTGGGGGCGTGGACATGCCGTTTGTAGCTCCAGCATTTGCCGCGATTGGCGGCGCTTTGGCCACTGCTGGTGCCGCCATTGGTGCCTTTACAGGGTTGGGCGCGGCGTTTGGGGCGGCAGTTGTCAACTTCGGCGTGTCATTTCTTATCAACACAGCCGTGTCGGCCATCTTCGGGAAGACGCCGAGCATGAAGGCGCAAGATGTTTCTCGCGATCTGGCGCAGCCTTCGTCGGCCCCAGCTTACCGTTTTGTCTACGGCGAGACGCGGGCGACAGGCACGCCAGTTGGGACGCCTGTAAAGGGGGATTACATATGGGGCGCTTGGCTGCTCAATTCTCGGCCATCTGATCTTTCTACGTTCACGCTGTACCTAGATAAGCGCGAAGTTGTTCTTCAAGGTGATGCGTTTGATATGGATGGCCCCGGCGCGGAGGCAACCGAAGAACCGTTCCGCAAGGATATTGGCCTATTCCTTGGCGCTTTGGGGATCAACCACGTCAACGCTTGGATAAGCCGTGGTGACCAGACATCGCCCCCCGCCGAGTTTCTGGAAGATGCGGCGTATGAAGAAGGGGAGCGCGACGACCTTTGGAAGGCAACCGACGCATGGCGCGGCTGCACTATCATCTGGCTAAAGCTACGCGCAGGGGAAAGCGGAAGCCGTCAAGAGCGTTGGCCGTCTACGCCGCCAATGGTAGAAGTCGAGGGCCGTTTCTCACTGATTGAAGACCCGCGTACTGGCGTCACCGGATGGAGCGAAAACCACGCCCTTTGTGTTCGTGACGCGCTGATGAACAACCCGATCCGAGGTTATCGCGCCGCACAGTTGCACAGCAGCCTAAGCGTTGATGGCCCGAACGCATGTGATGAAATCGTAGCGCTCAATTCCGGCGGCAGCGAAAAGCGATATGTCTGCGCGGGCACGCTGGTTTTCAACGATGGCGAGATTGAGGATCAGCTCAACCCGATGATGATTAGCGGCGCGGCTGACTTTATCCGCGTCGGCGGGAAGCTGGGCTATGCGGCGGGCGTCTATCGTGAGCCGACCGAAACGCTGACGTATCTTCTAGGCGAGGGCTTCGAGTTTCCCGACATGCTACCGGGCGCTGAACTGGTGAACCAACTGCGCGTCAGCTACCTCTCGGCGGCGCGTGGATACGAGACAGCGGACCTGACCCCGTGGGACATTCCAGGCGCACTTGCTGCTGACGGCGGGGTGCCTGCGGTCAAGACGGTCGATCTGCCGTTTTGCCCTTCACCTACGCAGGCGATGCGGGTGCGCAAAATCACCGGCCTACGCCAGCGCAGACAAGAGCGCATACAGGGCGGCACGCTGCCACCAGAGGCGTTTAACCTCGTGGGTGGGGCAACGGCCACCATTGCGCTGCCATCGCCATACGACGCGCTTGACGGCGTGTACGAGATTGAAGGCATCCACCCCGGCCTAGACCCGATTGGCGAAAGCGGGGAAGTCGCTATGCGCCTGCCTGCGTCTTTAGTTAAGCACGACGCGGCTATCTATGCTTGGACACCAGCCGAAGACGAAGAAGAGGTATTTGACGAGGAATACGACGACGAGCGGAAAGGCACAGCGGAACCCGGCGCTTTGAGCGTCACAACGGGGGACGCGGTGAACCTAGACACAGGCGGCACGATTATTCCCCGTATCCGGTTTGCCTTCCCCCCGTCCACATCCAGCGTGACTGGATATGAGTGGGAATACCGCAAGGAAGACGGCGACTACGAAACGGGCGGTTTCATTGGCAAGGACGTAAGCGACGGCTCTGGTCTGGTGTTCGGCTATCTCAGCGGCACGCCGGGGCAGTTGTACGAAATCCGCGTCCGAGCAATCGGCGTGAACGGCACATCCGATTGGGTGGATATCACGGGCGCTACCCCCGTTGTGGATATCGTGATTGATATCCCGATTGAAGGCGCAGCGGTTGGCGGTGCTGGCGAAATCACGGTCAGCTTCCGCACGCCAAATGATCCCGACTTCCGCGCTATCGAAATCTACGGCAGCGACACAGACGACAGCGGCGCGGCAAGCCTGATCGGCACCGCCATTTACACCAGCCAAAACACAATCGTGAGCATTAACGAGGGCAGCTTAGGCCCCTCCGTTACTCGGTACTATTTCGCCCGCTCTCGCGGGGATTACGCCAGCGCATCGGCATTTACAGCCAGTGTTTCAGCCACAACAGACGCATAAGGATTACCCGAATGGCTTATACTCTGCCAACTACCGGAACTGACCCCAAATATACGACGAAGGGGCTACTCGAAGCCCTGATTGATTCAGCTATCGCCACTGTCTCGGTCACAGGTCTGAACGGCTTTATCTACGCAGCCGATACGACAGACGGACTCGCACGGACCAGCGATGGCGAAGGCTTTTTTACAGCGTCTGACCTGCAACTGATCTTCTGGCTCAACGATGGCGGCGCGGCAACGCAGCTTTCTGAGATCGGCACGCCGCTTACGCAAGCGCAGGTCGAGGAATTGCAGGCGAATTATGCAACAATCACTGCAACTTCTTCTCAGGTGTCCGAAGACGCCGCGCAGGTCGCGCTAGACGCCGCCCAAACAGCGCTGGACCGTGTGGCAACGGGGGCGGATGTTGTGGCTGCGGGCAATGCGGTAACCGAGGCCGAAGCTGCCCGTGACCTTGCCGAAACATATGCAGGCGTAGATCATCGCGCCGCAACATGGGCGGCACTGTCTGCGATCAGCGGGCTAACGGGCGACGTGGGGTATGTAAGCCCCGACGATACAGGCACCCACTCCGACCCTGTGGCGACCGGCACGGTTCCCAACGAGGGCGTGTACGAGTGGGCGGCTGATGGCCTTGGCTCCGCACAGGCTGAACGCACGGGCAGCACTGGCTTGGCGACAAAGGCCGGACAGGCAGACCTAGAAATCGTGTCGTCTGAATTGGGTGCTGTCGAGTATGAGACTAGCTTCGCGAACTATCTGAAAAGGCAAAAGGAGGATGATTTAGACAAGCCGATGGCGGCGATTATTGTGCTGCTAGGCCAGTCATTGAACGCCCGCCGCGAACCATTCGCGGTTTCCAGCCCGCCGAATACCGTGATGCCTGTTGGCGGCGCGTCTGTTGAG